TTTATTACTGACACGCGTACTATTTGCTCATCATCACACATGTCAGACAATCCGATTAGCACCAATTTTTCTAAAGATGTTATCGTATCGGGGTGCTGTCTCATTGCCCAAGCTAAAGCTTTTATCATAGTTATTACTCCTTGTTGTTATTATTATTCCTTTCGCGATTTCGCTTGATACTATACATGTTTTCAGCATCAGCTTTAAGCACACCATCACTAAGTCTTTCGAGGTTTAATTGATGCACCCAAGGTACATGCTTTTTTTTGCGCCAGTACTGTATAGCTTGTGGCGTGATGTTTAGCTCTTTAGCTAGCTCGTAGTAACTTTTATAGTACCGCATTACTTCTTCTAGTGTCATTTATCTACTCCTTTTTTATCATCTATCATAGACAAACTGGTTTACTTTTACAAGCGATATGTTAAACTATTTTTACTAAAACAAGGAGACAAAAATGATAACCGAGAAACAGAAATCGGCTAGACGAAAAGGCATTGGTGGTAGTGATGTGCCTATCATCATGGGTTATTCATCATTTAAAACACCTGTGCAATTGTGGCTTGAGAAACGTGGCGAACTTATATTTGATGAGTCACAAAGTCCGCAAGCATACTGGGGAACAATGTTAGAGGACTTAGTGCGCCAGGAATTTATTAAACGACATAACGTTTATGTTGAGCAACCCGACACCATCTATCATCCTAAATATAACTACATGCTGGGCAATCTAGATGGCTATGTTACTGCTGAAAAAGCAGTACTTGAGATTAAAACGGCCAACGCATTTACTGCTCACGAATGGGGTCAGAAAGGTCAAGAGATACCCCAGCGTTATGTATTGCAGATAGCGTACTACTGTATGCTAAAAAACGCTCCTAAAGCTTATTGTGCGGTTTTAATCGGTGGTCAGGACTATCGTGAATATGTCTATGAACGTAATGAATGGCTTGAAGATGAAATTTTAGATGCGTGCCATGAATTTTGGGGTATGGTGCAATCTGGCGAACAACCTCAGGCAACGAACGAAGATATGAAATACTTGTATAAAGCAGAGCTAGATAAGTCTATTGTATACAATCGTGATAGTTTAGATGCAATTACAAAGCTCACTGAAATTAAACAAAACGAAAATTTGCTCAAGTTTCAGCGCCTGGAGCAAGAGTTAATAATAAAAAACTACATGCAGGACAGCGAATACATGGTCGACAATGACGGCAAAGTATTGGTTAGCTGGAAAGCAAATAATCGTGGCAACAGAACATTTTTGATTAAGGATTAGATGATGAGCACAAAACCTGTACTAGACTGGGACAATGAACAAGTATTAAATGATATTAGAGCAATTTGCCCTGCGCAACTAACCAAAACTGAGTTTGCAACATTTATCAACACTTGTCGTTCGATGAACTTAAACCCATTTACAAAAGAAATTTATTGTTTGAAGAATGGCACGGCAGCTATGCAAATTATTGTTGCTCGTGACGGTTATCGTAAAGTTGCGCAACGTGAAGCTGAGTATGATTATCATCAAACAGATGCCGTTTACTCTAATGACAAGTTCCGTGTCTATCATGGCGAAGTTGAGCATGAGTATGATTTAACAAATAGAGGGGAAATTATCGGTGCTTATTGCACTGTGAAGCGCAAGTCATCAAGTAAATCTATGTATGCTTATATTGATTACAATGAATATAATCAAAAAAGAAATCTTTGGTTATCAAAACCAGCAACTATGATTAAAAAGGTAGCTGAGGCTCATGCTTTGCGCATGGCATTTCAAGCAGTATTTGTTGGAACCTATGATGAGGATGAGTACAAAAAAGATGACGCCGGCAATGTAGATGATGCGCTTGAAAATACTACTCAAAATGCACAACAAAAACCAGTTGCTGTTAATCAGCCAATGATTACTGAGGAACAAGTTGAACGCATTGATAATTTAATGCAGCTTGCAGACATGAGCTTTGAACGGGTATTATTGGGCATTGAAAAAATATACAATAAAAAAGAATTGTATGAGCTTACCGAAGCGAATGCAAAAGACTTTATTCGACGCTTGGAGCTGAGGGTTAAAAATGATATTACTAAAGCAGAAAGTACTAGCGTGGAGGATAAAGCAGCTAACCAAGAAGATAAACAAAACGAAATGCATGAGGCAGTGCGCGATATTAGAAATCAAGCGCTTGACAATACAAATCAATTTACTGAGATATAATAAAAATGAATCGAGTGTCATTAATCGGGGTTATAGGTTTCAAAGAATCAAAAGTTTTATCAAACGGCACAAAGCTAACTAAGTTATCTATTGCGCATCGTGAGACATACAAAGACAAGGAAGGTGTAAAACAGGAAAAGACAACCTGGATTAACGTCAAGGCTTTTCAAAAGCTTGCTGAAATCATGGAGCAATACGGCGACGTTGGGAGTTTAGTACTTGTGGAAGGGAAGCTGCAAGTAAATAAGTTTACTGACAAGGATGGAAAAGAGAATAGTTTGATGGAAATTCTTGTCAATGAATTCAAAGTTTTAAAAAAATCTGATAAATCTAGTAGCCCAAAAGCAGAGAATCGTGGTAATTTAAAAGAGCCAGGATTTCTTGATGATGATATTCCCTGGTAATCGTCCAAGCAGACCGCTGTGTTCTCCATCACGGCGGTTTATTTCATATACTCAACTATACAATCTATAGCTTCATCAGCACCCCAACATATTTTTGCTTGATAACCTTGCTCTAGTAATCTTTGTATAAACTCCGATTGCGCTGGCGTAGGTTTATTCTTTCCCCATTTAAGCTCGATAAACAGGCCGTGGTAGCCATTACAGCTGTAGGGTACAAAGATATCAGGCACACCTGCTCGTAACCCCATACGCACTAGCAAGCGCCCTAAAGCCCAGCTACGTTTGGCTTCATTGGGAATACTAAATGCCAGGTCTTTTAATATTGGATGCAGTTTCAAATATTGAAAAAGTTTAATTTGCTCGTCACGCTCTGCCATAGACTTCCCTATTATGATATTATAATTGGGTTGTGAAAAAGTCATCATTGTATGGAACACAACTTGGGCAGGTTCACTCCTTGTTTCCTGCCCGCCTCAATCAACTTATAGCTCTTACATGCCATCCTTTTAAAAACTTCATTAATTCTGGGTTACCTATAGTCAATTTACGATAAAATATGATGCACTCGAAACGTAATAACGTTAGTAGTACGCTGCTTGTTGCTTTGTTAATTGCGCTTAGGGTGCCTTGGCCTATAACACCATCTACAGCAAGCTCATAGCCTAGGTGATTTAAAGCCTGTTGGAGTAACTTAGCTGCTTGTTTACCACCCATGTTAACAGTCATGTCAAAAAACTTAGCAGCAACTTCATCGTCCTCAATGTAGATGCATTTATTGGCTAGCCAGAACTGGTCGTAATATATTTTCTTGGCTTGGTTTTCTGTGAGATTTTTAATATCGTTCGCATCAACATCACCGTCGTTATCAACGTCAACCCAATCATTAGTCTTATAAATGCTTTTAAGAAAGCGTAAGCTAATACCATGATTAGTTGCGCCACCTGCATCGCCTTTAACCTCATTGTAACCGCCCTCGTGTTTTAGTGTTTTTTTTATTGCGTATTCAAAGTTAGCCATGATGTTTGTTTTCCTTTTTGTACTTATGCTCCATTTCTTCTTGGATAATAGTGTCTGAGCATGTGTTATTATTAAAATATGAGCTTCCGAACAACCTTACAGCTAAATACATTTTTAGGCTGGTGAATAAAGAGTTTTGCTCATAGCGTAATAGTGAGAAAAAGATGTCATCGATATCTTTGCGTGATAAATTATTGCTGCAAAGATACATGTAATCGTGCCAAATTGCAGGATATACAAAACTTGACTTGTAAGGAGCCTCGATAAACCAAAGTGCTTGGGGTATGCTAGCAAAGTCAGTACGGAAGAACGCCGGTATTTCCATGCGTTTTTTGTCAATTGTATATATGGCTTCCTCGGTTATCATGTAATCATAGTTGTCATAAGGAAACAATGGGCTTTTCTCTAAGATTTCCACGTCATGTATTTTGATATCACGCAGGGTTATAGATAATCCGAAATAAATTACAGCAACAAAACCGAATGTTACCAGCAAAGCATTTCTTACTTTATAATTAAATATTTTTTGTTTCATATTTTCGCCTATAGCCATTTCCAAAAAATGGTTTTATCTTTGATTTGCTATTTAGGTTATCCAAACTTTGCAACATTAACAACAAAGACCAATAATAAGCGTGGATTGCTAGTATTATAAAACACCAAAAGATATTTTTTTTAGACATAAGTTTGTTATTGTTGTGCTTAATCATAGCTTTATACATCCTTGCATTAAACTACGGTTAAAAAAAAGCCCCGATTAAGGGGCCTAATATTAAGGTGTTAGCGTGAGTACCTGCCACGCAAATACCGATGCCCCTGGGTCAGCAGAGCATAACACGGTAATAGTGTTGGCAGTTGGTGTGATTTTTTGTATTTCAACAGCGTTGGCGCTTGATTCAATGCTTACAAAAGCCAAGTCAGTAGCAACTGCCCCGGTTGCTGTGATGGTTACAGTAGCAGAGCCACCAGCTTCAGTGTGCTTATTGGCAAATTTAACCACGGCAGCGGGTTGAATTGCGGTAGCTAATTTTGCTTTGGTTACAGCGCCGTTAGCAATTGTAATTGCGCCTGTATTAGCAAGAGTCGCATCTCCAGACATAGCTACAGCCGTCGCCACATTCGAGCCGTTGCCCACTAGAATGTTGGTGGAAGTCAATGCTGCTAATTTGCTAAACGCTATGGCAGCACTCGCAGAAACTTTTGCGTTGGTTATAGCACTGTTTGCAATGGTAAGCGCCCCAGTGCTCGCGATAGTAGCATCCCCGCTCATGGCTACGTCTGTTGCTACGCCTGCTCCGTTTCCCACAAAAATATGATTAAGGGTTAATGGTTGCAAGGATTGTGCTGGCGCTAAAGACCAATTACCTGAGCTGTAAGTAATTTCAAGCCAAGCTACTTGAATATTTCCAGAGCTTGGGGATGGTCTAACTGTTACAAGAGCCATGTCTGACTCTTTAAGGCTAGCGCCATCTTGCTGTGCCTTGTTTAAATAGCCTGTTGTGGTGACGGTTACAAGAGTGTCATTTGTATCAATGTAGACGATGCGTGGTGTAACGCCTACAAGCCCAGTTACGTTTGCTACAATGTTTAAAATTGCCATGATTTATTTTCCTTTTTTTCGAGCTGCTCTTAAATTATCGACCAAATTAGGATAAGGCCTCCCTGCTTTTTTTGCCATAGCTTTGGCTGCCGTTTTTTTCTTAGGTGACAGTGGTTTAGGTTTACCAAGTTTTGCGGGTCTTGGCTTGTCCCAGATTTCTTTTTTCATCTGCAATCCCATTTTCGCAATGCTTTGTTAATACGACTATTAGGGTCTTTAGCTGTTTTAGAACTAGTCAATTTGGACTTCATGCCGCCCATTCGAGCACAAAATGACGCTCGGCGTGAGGCTGCTTTAGGGGATTTTTTGGCCTGCTCAGAGCTAACTGGTGGCTTCAAATTCATGCCTTGTGCTTTAGCACTAGCACGCCCTTTTGCATTTAAGCCGCCAGATTTTGACTTACCCTCTTTGCGTTGCCATGCTGGAGACTTGGCCATATTATTCCCCTGGCCAAACTATTTTAGGCAATGAAGCCATGAATGTATCTTCGTTCGGAATATTTCCGCCAGCATCAATTGCCATGTATTCAATATACACATGCTCCCAAACTTGGTCACGCCAAGCAACAAAAGCATCTGCTTCTGCTTTCCATTGTACGTTTGAGCTTACGGCATAGCTTATAATGCTATTGACGCTTGAATATCCACGGCTTTGAGCAGTACTATCGAGCAATATACCAACTTTCCTATCGATATCAGACTTAAAAGTTTCTACGTCAAATTGATGTTGATACTGTGGTATCTCAGCCTCAAGTTCAGCTTCCGTTGGCTGTGCAATGTCAGGAACCGCCCAATACTTAATGACAATTGGCGAATCTTGCGAATCTTGACCAAATTGAATATTTCTTAATTCAACTTGGTTTGGATATTTAATTTTACATAAATCTACAATATTCATTATCGTGCTCTCCTCGCAGCTATGCCACCGAATCCATTAGTGTTACCAGTGCAGCTGGTAAAACCTACTAAATAAACAGTTGTTGTTGTAGCGAAACTATACCTCGCATATCCATTTAATACTACTTGCGAACCTCCATCCCCAGTGAATGACCCAAACCAAGATGCAAAACCATTTGGGGATGCGGTAGATGGTAATGTTGCTGATGTTGTGCTAATTCCAGCATAAGCGAGAGTCAAAACTGCTGTGTTTGCAGGTACAAAACCTAACTGGAAATATATATCATAATCCCCTGGGGAAAAAGATAACGATGTGATATTTGTTTGTACAGCAGATGTGATTGCAACAGGTGCTCCCGAAGAAACGTAGGATGCAGGTGCTTGCCCAACATACCCAGCAGCAGCATTATCATTTGTTGTTGTCCCTACAATCCCCTGCGTAGTAGGGCTAAAAGTCAAGCTCCCGGCCGTCCAGTTACTATTAGCAACGCCTGTGCCTCCAGATGCCACCGGCAAAGGAAGCGTTAAAGCATTTGTGAATCCTTGTGACATTATCTAACTCTCCTTGCGTAAATCCGCCCATCTATATACCCAGTACCAGAGCTGAAAATTGCTACACCGGTTAAATAAATTGTTGTTGTAGCACTCAGGCTATAACGTCGATAAGGAACAGCGAATGCTTGTCCGGAACTCATTTGCGTACCACTATTGAAACTTAAAATTGCTGAAAAAGAATTCCCCGGATAACTTGCCGATGTTTGTGTAGTCCAACCTCCAAATAGTGTTGTTGCATTCGCTGAACTTCCATAAAGCATGTTGCCGTAAACATCCCAATCACCAGCGGTTAAGCTAATTGATGTAATATCTGTGTAAACATTTGATGTAAGAGTTACAGTGGCATTAGATTCAGCAAACTCCCCAACATAACCAGCAGAAGCATTGTTATTAGTCGTAGTTCCGACAATACCTTGAGTCGTAGGGCTGAAAGTTAATGAACCAGCGGTCCAGTTACTATTAGATACACCTGTTCCCCCTTGATTTACAGGTAATGGCAGAGTCAAAGAAGTAGGAATGCCTAAAGTTTGATAGTATTCATAAATAATAATTATACCTGCCGCCCCTGCGCCGCCTGCCGCACCGCTTGTGCCAGCAGTGCCAGCGGTTCCACCAGCTCCTACCGCATAAGAATACGTGGCAGATGGGTTCGATATTGTGGCTTTTACATAAGCGCCTGCGCCACCCCCGGCACCGCAAAATGCACCTGTTGAGGAGTTGACATAAACACCACCCCCTCCTCCAGAGCCAGTATTGGCAATTGCTGTTTGTCCAGTTATAGCTGTAGCTGATGACGAAATACTTTGTCCGCCACCTAAAAAAGGCGTATTGCCACCGGGCCCAGACGATTGGTTAATTGCAAAGGCTCCTTGAGCTTCGCCTCCGCCTCCTGACTGACCATTAAAAGAGATTCCTGTCGCTGGGCTATTAAGTGTTGCAGTGCCGCCAGCTCCAACAACTGAAGGATTGGCTCCAGTTCCACCAGCACCGCCTGTGCAGGTTAATAGTGATGAACCAAATGTTGAAGTGCCTCCAGTTCCCCCTGTGCCACCATCAGCGCTAGAGGAAGAGCCAGCGCCGCCTCCTCCTCCCCCAACCATCTCAACAACTAGAAATTGAACGCCAGCAGGAACCGTATAAGTTCCTGAGCCGCTTGTATAAGTAGTAATTGTTGGAGCTGATACAGCATATGTATATGGATTTACAAAACCTTGTGTCATAACAATTCCTTAAGTATTTTCAACGCCGAAAATATTAAAACTGCATGTTGCAAGCGTATTGTAAACACGCACAACATCCCCAGCCCCTAAGGTAATACCAATCGT